ATTATCAACAACCGCAACCGTGGTTTCCTTGGCTTGGCAGATTGTGCCAAGAGAGAACTGGGATTGACCGTTGTTAAAGGCGTAGGCGCCATGGTTGAGGTTCATTCCTTTTCAGATGTGGCTAAGTACTCAGGATTAGACGCAGAAGCCACATGGCAGCTCTACAAGGCACTAGACCCTAAGTTGCAGGGCAGTCTTAAGCGTGTCTGGAACTTGGAGATGGATGTCATTTTGGCATTGTGCGATATGGAGTTGGCAGGCGCAACTATCGATGTTGTTGAAATGGAAAAGCTTCGTGAGCGTTTGGAAAAGGATATCGACGCCACCAAAGCCACCGCATGGAAGCTTGTAGGCCGCCCATTCTCCATGAACTCGGTTCAGGAAAAGCAAAAGATATTATTTAGCCCTAAGCCAGAGGGTCGTGGCATCAAGCCCAATCTCAAAATTAAAGTTGCACTTACTCCCAAGGGACGTGAAGCGCTATCCATGGGACAAGATATGGGTCCACAGCACTACTCCGTGTCTGCAGATGCCCTCATTTTCTACAAAGGAAAAGATGAACTAGTTGATGCGCTTATTGAGTACCAAGACTTGAACAAGTTGATGACAACGTATGTCATGCCTTACCTTGGCGGAGAAATCACGCACACCACTATGGGCAAAGAGAAAACTGTTGAGAAGAAGAGCCTTCTCATTGACGGTAAAGTGCACACCAACTTCAAGCCACACGGTGCAGAGACTGGTCGCTTTTCCAGTAGCGAGCCCAACCTGCAGAACATTCCTTCATCAGGTGATTACGGTAAGTTGATTCGTAATCTGTTTATTGCGCCCAAAGGTTACAAGCTAGTAGTAGCTGACTACTCACAGATTGAGCCACGCATTCTTGCGTCATTTTCTCGTGACCCAATTATGATGAACAACTACCTGACTGGTGGAGACATTTACACCACGATTGGCGACACGGTTGGGTTAAACCGCAAAGCAGGTAAGGTATTGGTTCTTGCCATGTCGTATGGCGTTGGTCCTGACAAGATTGCTCAGCAACTTGGGCTGACGTTAACCGAAGCCAAAAATCTTCTTAACGACTTCAATGAGAGATTTAACGATATCCAAAAGTATCGAGGTCGCACCATTCGTCAGGCACTAAGCAAGTCGCCTGTGCCCTACGTTGAGACTTTGTTTGGACGCCGTCGCTACATTCCAGAGCTCAAAAGCCAAGATAAAGGACTCTACTCTCGAGCAGAACGACAGGCTTTTAATACCGTAATTCAGGGTTCTGCAGCAGATTTGATGAAACTCGCCATTGTTCGTGCCCATTCCTGTTTTGTGGATGAGCCAAATGTGAATGTCCTTTTGACTGTGCACGATGAATTGGTTACTGTAGCCCGTGAAGACCTCGCAGAAGAGACAGCCGAAGCCATTCGGGAATCTATGGAAGGAATCAAACTTCCAGAAATTACTGTTCCTCTTATTGCAGATGTGAAGATTGTTGATAAGTGGGGAGAAGCAAAGTAGTGTTTAAAAAACAAAAAGAACCTATCATTTCTTTTATTTCTATGGTAGATGGTCTTTCATCAATTCCAGACGCACAACCAAGGCCAGCCAAACACTTTGTTCCTGATTGGTGGAAAAATTTAGCAGTAGAACGCCCTACACAAGATTTTCAAAAACACAACGCTGGTAATGTACGAAATTGTCCTTCTTTTCCAGATTATTTTTCACAAGGATTTATTCTTCCTATGTGGACAGACACTTTATTAAAATACGACAATGAATACAGCTTTCAATGGGAAGTTGCTGGTTCTCAGTTTGGGTGGAGTACTCATGCTAATAATCAATTTTTAAACCACGCAAACCCTACAGTAGAGGGAAAACAAGGGCAGTTTATTTTTAAAGCACTATGTCCTTGGAGAGTTGTAACAAAGCCAGGATATTCGGTTTTGCAATTACCTTTGTTTTACAACTTTAATGAAGATTTTACAGTTTTGCCAGGAATTATTGATACAGATATTCATCATGAAATTAACCAACAAGTACTGATTTTTTCCAGCAACAAATTAATCACAATAAATCGTGGAGACCCTTTTGTCGCTTACATACCTTTTAAAAGAGAAAAACACTCTTTTGATGTTAGGGACGCAACTGCTGAAGACCGCAGTGTACAAAACAACTTAGATTTAATTATGGCAACAAAGTTTCCTGGAGCTAAACAGTACAGTCAAAAAAGAAAGATTAAGGACAAAAACTATGAGTAGCGCAGACTGGTGGGCAAAACAGTTAGGAACAACGCCACAACAACCTGTGGCACGTCCCGCTAACTTACCCACTCCACCATCCCAACAGCCCATGACACCGTATGTAGCGCCACAACCACAGGCGCCCGCAACAAAAGCGCAAAGCGTCAGTCAAACGACGCCATGTCCTGAATGCTACGGAAACAACTACATGTCTATTGGAAAGATTCAAGGTCCTGGTGGCTTAGTAGAAACATGGCGATGCTACGACTGCGGATACCCCAACATGCAATCGGGGAGTACTCATGGAGCACTAACAGGTGCCAAGGTTGAAGGCTCGGCACGACAAGCTATCGGTAACGATGTGCAAAGTGGATGGAATCCAATGCCAGCAGGCTATAACCCTGATGGAACTAAGCAATGATAAAGCCCTTTGATACAACACTGTATGCAGATAACGATGATGCCAAGCATCAAGTCATTGAATGGATGACTAAAAAAGGATTTGAAGCAGAAGTCAACCCCGACCAATACGGCATTGATATTTTGGCGGATAAAGATGGTATTCGTTATGAAGTTGAGGTAGAGGTAAAGCACAACTGGGTAGGAAAACGGTTTCCATTTGGAGAAGTTCACTTTCCTGCTCGTAAAAAGAAGTTTGCAAAAAAAAGCAAATACGTATGGTTTGTTATGCTCAACCATGAGCGAACTCACGGACTTATCGTAGAAGGCTATGATTTTGTAAAAGGCAGGACAGTACAAAAAAATACATCAGAGATGAACGGCGATTTCTTTGTAGAAATTCCTACATTTAATTGCAAGTTCATTACATTGGAGGAAGAAAGTGAATGATGAAGCCAAAAAAGTTATGGCGCAACTTAACAAGAAGTTTGGCGACAATGTGGTGGTTTTGGCTTCTGCTATCCGTAGTGACCTTATTCCTCGCATTACTTCAGGGTCAACTACTTTGGACTATGTGTTGGGTGGTGGGTTTCCTGGCAATCAGTGGAATGAGCTTATAGGAGAGCCCTCACACGGTAAAACAGCTTTGGCTCTTAAGACCATTGCTGCAAATCAAGCAAAAAACCCAGAGCACACCACCGTATGGGTTGCTGCAGAACAATGGGTTCCTGAGTACGCAGAAATGTGTGGCGTAGACACTGACCGAGTCATTGTTATTGAAACATCTATTATGGAAGAGGCATACCAAGCAGTCATTCAGTTTGCAGAATCAAAGGCTGTTGACGCAATTGTTATTGACTCCCTGCCAGCTCTATCTCCTGCCCCTGAGATGGAAAAGGACATGTCTGAAGCAACAGTTGGTCGAGGCGCTCTCCTTACCAACAAATTCTTCCGTGTTGTTGGCACCGCAATGAAGCGGTCACTGGTTGAGGATGAACGCCCCGTTCTTGGCCTCATTATCAACCAGTACCGTATGAAGATTGGAGTCATGCATGGAGACCCTCGCACAACGCCAGGTGGAGAAGGTAAGAATTACGCATTTTTTACTCGATGTGAAGTACGTCGAGATGAATGGATTGAAGTTGGCTCAGGTAACAACAAAGTACGAGTGGGACAACGCATCAAAGTCAAAACACTCAAGAATAAAAGTGCGCCACCACAACGTGTCGCTTATTTTGACTTCTACTTTGCAGAGGGTGGAGAGTGTGCCCCAGGAGAGTTTGACTTTGCAAAAGAAGTTGCTTCTCTTGCAGTTATTAAAGATATCATCACTCGAAAAGGCGGATGGTATTACTACGGAGACCGCAAGTGGCAAGGCATTGAGCCTGTCATAGCCAGCATCCGTGAAGAGGTTGACCTCAAAGACCAACTACAAACAGCTGTATTCCAAACCTCAGACCTACCTATGTCAGGAGATACCGATGACGCCGAATAGCAAGAAGCCAGTTGTTCATGACCCAGAATGGGCACAAGCGTTAGAAAAAGGTGTTGAGGAATACACCGACATGTTGCTGGAAGCAGTCTTTGATGGCACAGAAGACGAGATTGGCGAAACGCTATCAGGAGAACCGTTTTGCGGATGTCCTGTGTGTTTTTGGCGTGAGGCATTGTTTTATCTTGTTCCCCGCATTATTGACGCATATGAAGAAGGCAAGCTGACCGTTGAAGAGTGAGGGTCAGAAGCAGTCTCAAAAACATGAAAAGAGATTAGCAAAGGTCGTCGGAGGCTCAGTCAATGCAGCCTCTGGCGCCTTTTGGTCTCGCAAAGGTGATGTCAGGTCAGACGATTTATTGATTGAGCACAAGTGGACAGGCAAGAAGTCTTTTAGTCTCAAAGCAGAAGTACTGGAAAAGATTGTTTTAGAAGCAATTGTTGATAGTCGAATGCCCGTGTTGGGAATTAGCTTAAACAACAAAAATTATGTATTGTTAACCGAAGATGACTTCCTAGAAATGAGAGAGAAACTACAGTCCAATGGATGATTCCGAGCACTCATGGCGGTACGACGCACGTTGCAGCGGAAAGGATGAGACAACTCTCATCTTCTATCCCCCAAGAGACAAAGAGCAATACAAAGTTTTAGCTGCACAAGCTAAAGCCATGTGTTTTGGTGAGACGGGAAAGAACCATTGCCCTGTAAGGTCTGAGTGTTTGTGGGATGCAGTATCTCGTGATGAGCCCCACGGTATTTGGGGTGGACTTAGCCACCGAGAAAGAAATGCGTTAGTACGCAAATGGAAGAAGACGTACAAGAAGTCGATGACTCTCAAGGAGTTCATCTTCAATAAGGGAGAATGAAATGGTAGTTAAGTCAGACTTGAAGCGTTTTCTTGATGCTAAGAAGACAGAGACTCGCCTTATGGGAGATATTGAACGCCACCTGATGCGTCGACCTTTAGGTGACCGCTCCACTACCGTTCTGCATCCTTCTGAGATTATTAAGCCAGATTTTTGTCACCGATATTCTGCCTATCTTTTGATGGGTGGAGAGTCTAAGAAAGAAAAGCCCAATCTTCGTTTGCAGTCTATCTTTGATGAAGGTCATGCCATTCACCATAAGTGGCAAAATTGGTTTCATGAAATGGGCGTTCTTTACGGACGTTTTCAGTGCATGCACTGCAGTGAGTCAGTAACAGGAATCTCCCCTACCGTATGTGAAAAGTGCGGAGATACCCGCATGGAATACAAGGAAGTCACTCTTGTCGATAATAACCTACGAATTGCTGGTCACACCGATGGCTGGATTAAGGGATTGGGTGATGATTGCCTTATTGAGATTAAGTCCATTGGTTCTGGCACGTTTCGATTTGAAGCGCCAGAGTTACTGGCTGACGCTGATGGGGATTTGAGCAAAGCGTTTAACCGTATCAAGCGCCCATTCCGCAACCACTTACTGCAGGGACAGATGTACTTGGAGTTATCTCGCCGCATGTTTGGCGATAAGGCGCCTAAAGAGATAGTTTTCATTTACGAGCTCAAAGCTGACCAGTCATATAAAGAGTTCACAGTCAAAGCCGATTACGACATTGTTGAGCGAGTCTTCATGGCAGCTGAAAAGGTAGTCAAGGCTGTAGAAGCTGGGGTCTTGCCAAAGTGCAACATTGACTCAAGTGGCTGCAAGCAATGCGATTTGATTGGAGACTAAGTGTTAAATCTAGGGCCCGTATCCAAGTCAGCTGTAGAAAAGATGGGAATGCAAAACATCTCAATGTGGCCTGAGCAATCAGACCAGCCTAAGATGCCTCGAGACATATCTGTCCTTGACAGCGAGGAACTGAGCGAGCTTTTTACACGCCTCACCGCATGGTCTAACTTTGTTGCAGGTCAGCTTTCCGCAGCCCAGATTGACGAAAAGTCCATTGAAAAAACAAAAGATATTTTAGAGTCAAAGTTATTTTTAACACTAGACAACAACAAGGTTAAGGGTGAAAGAGTCACCCTGATTAAAGCTCAGGTTGCTTCTGACCCCAAGATTGTCGATTTGGAAGAACAGCTGCTTAACATCTATGCTTATCGTAAGATGCTTGAGGTTGTAGCCAACAACTTTGAGCGTGATATTTCACTGGTATCACGAGAAATTACACGGCGAACAAACGATTTCCGTTCTAACCGAAAGGATAAATACTCACTATGACGAGGGTAATAGTTGCAGTATTAGTAGCGCTAGGCGCTATCACAGCAGTTCCAGCACACGCAGATGTAGCCCCATCGATTGCAGTCATTGATTCAGGACAACCCAATGCGCTGTTCCCCAATATCGTAGGTGAGTATTGCGTAGTTGAATTTTCGTATTGCCCAAATGGTCAGCAAACCATGGACGGCGTAGGAGCCTCGAACATTGCGCCATCGACTAACTTGGCATTAACCCATGGTTCTGAAATGGATTCCATCATTAACCAGATAAACCCAACAGCAAAGTTAGTTCCCATCCGTATTGTGGGAATTACAAATGGGTTGCCTTTGATTTATACCTTGAATGCGGTTAAGTCTGCTCTTGATTGGATTATTGTCAACCAAGCTAAATACAACATTAAAGTCGTTAACATATCTCAAGGTCGCATCTCAACGGGTTGTGCAGTTCCTAACGGTATGGCGCAAGACATCAACACTTTAGTCTCCAGAGGAGTACAGGTGGTTGCTGCAACAGGTAACACCTTTAATTACACGGATATTTTTGCACCAGCATGTCTGTCTAATGTCATCTCTGTAGGAGCTACAGATAACCCAGACTCAGGAACAACAGGCAAAGCATGGGACCCAAATGCAAAGCCAACAATTGCAACTTATAGCAACGGCAACGCACAGACTACGTACTATACGAATGGTCGGTATTACACGACACAACCTGATGGCACCCGTAAGTTCATGGTAGGAACCTCAAACGCAACAGCAGCCATGTCAGCATTCTTACTAAATCATCAAGTCACCACAACATCCATAGCCAGTAATAAATGGTTAACAGGAAAATATGTGTTTATAGGATGATTACTTTAGGAATTAATAGGTCTGGTCACGATGGGTCTGTTGCTTTATTAGACGGTAACAAAGTGCTGCTATTTGTTCAAGAAGAACGTTTAACAAACATAAAATATGCTGAATTTGTTTTTCAATCAATCAATAAAGTAAAAGAGTATGTTAATCATGTAGACATATTGGCTATTTCTGGTGTTGACCCAATAGAACACTCAGTAGAAAAATTTTCCTCACTATCCATTTACGAGGCGTGTATTCAGTCATTAGGAAAAAGCTTTAAAAATAATAAAATAAAAGTAATAGATTTTTCAAACGAACACCATAAGGTGCACGCCGCTACAGCATTTTATAACTCAGGGTTTAAAGAAGCTTTGTGCATTGTAAGAGATGGTTTAGGCTCAAATTTGGGAAACTTAGTTGGCATGGAGCACCGAGAGCACTCGTCTGTTTTTCTTGCAAGTTATCCTTCCACATTTTCTATAGTTGAACAGTTTGGTGCACTTCACTATGACACATTGGAGTTTTACCCTTTTCAAAAAGTTCAATTAAATGAAAAACTTATGTTTCATAACACCCAAACAGAAGGCGCTACGTATGAACGTTTAGCAATGCATTATGGATTGGGAGAGCTCCCTGGACCTGGAAAACTAATGGGAATGTCTTCTTACGGTAAAGAAGACTCAAATGTTCCTTCTTTTTTTACCGAAGATGGTTTTGTGGATAAAGAATTTGTATTTCGTAAAATAGACTTTACTTTGCCTTGGTTTGAGGGAGTTTTTTTGCCCGATGATTTTCAAACACGAGCAAACTACGCTTACAGGCTTCAAAAAGACCTAGAAAAAGCTTTAATTGATTACATCTTAAATATGTTAGCCAAAACTAATCAAAAAAATGTTTGTTTATCAGGCGGTGTGTTTTTAAATTGTGTTGCTAACTATAAGATTCGTCAAGCCCTTCCTAAAGATGTTAAGCTGTATGTTGAGCCATTGTGTGCTGACTATGGAAATGCTTTGGGAGCCGCAAAACTTGCGTATTATTTAGAAACACACAGCACTGAAGTTGTTCCACAAACTCACCTGTATTACGGAGCTAAGTACACTTACACAATAGATGATTTACAAAATGAAAAAATTGTTGAAAACGTAAAAGCACAAGATGTTGCATTTTTGTTGTCTCAACAAAATATTGTAGCAATTTATCAAGGAGGAGCTGAATCGGGCCCAAGAGCTTTGGGTAATCGAAGTATTCTTTATGACCCAAGAGACCCAAAAGGTAAGGACCACGTTAACTCCGTAAAAAACAGAGAATGGTTTCGTCCATTTGCTGGAACAGTTTTATTTGAGAAGGCTTGTGATTGGTTTGATTTAGATAGTTTAGATGAGTCTCCGTACATGATGTATGCCGTTGATGTTCTTCCAACCCAAGTTTTTAAAATACCCGCAATAACTCATGTCGATAACACTTGCAGAATACAAACATTAAAAAAAGATGTAAATCCAGCATATTACGATTTAATTCAAGAATTTGAAAGTATTACTGGAGTTCCTATATTGTTTAATACTTCTTTTAATTTGGCAGGAGACGTAATTGTTGAAACTTTGAATGATGCTCTCAAAACGATTCATGAATCAAACATTGACTATCTATATTTGCCCGAACTTCAAACACTAGTTAAAGGACGCAATAAATGATTATTGGACTGTCAGGGTATGCAGGTTCTGGCAAAGATGAAGTTGCCAAAATTCTTGTAAACGAATACGGATTTGTTCGCAAAGCGTTTGCTGATAAAATTCGAGAAGTTCTTTATGAGATGAACCCACACGTAGTTTTAGGTTACGACGTGCACACCACTGTTCAGTTGTTAGTTGACGAACAAGGATGGGATGCTGCTAAACAGCATGCTCCCATTCGAGAGCTATTGCAAACATTAGGAGTTGGTTGCCGTAATGTTTTTGGTGCTAACTTTTGGATTGTAGAAACAATGCGAGATTTAGACTTTTCTCAGCACTATGTGTTTACAGATGTGCGGTTTCAGAATGAAGCCAAGTTATTGAAGAAGTTTTCCGATTACGGTACAGAGGTATGGCGCATCAAGCGTGATGGAGTTGGTCCTGTTAATGACCATATTTCTGAACGTGATTTGGATGATTATAAGTTTGACCAAATTCTAAAGAATGAGGGCTCTTTAGACGATTTTCACGCATTAGTGCGTAGTCGTTTAGAGGTTGCCCGTGCCCACTAAACTTATTGAAGGAAATCCAATACCCGAAGATGCAATCGTATCTATTGGTATTGACCAGTCATTAACAGGTTTTGCCTTAACAGTTATTGACAACAGCATGCCTACTAACTACTTGACGTGGGTATACAAGTCTCCATACTTTGGCATTGAACGTCTGTCAGATATTCGCCAATGGTTACGAGACACCTTAGACTACTGCGACAAGTTTTGGATTATCGATGACCTTGGCTTAGAAGGTACCGTTCTGCAAAGCCATTCTGCCCTCGTGTTGGGTGAACTGTCCGCTGTCGTCCGTCTCACCATCTTCGACCAGTTCAACCAAGACGATGCCCCCGACCATCGCAAATACCCTTTAAAAGTTCCTCCCATGACATTGAAGAAATACGCATCAGGTAAAGGAACAGCCAAAAAACAAGAAATGCTGATGCAGATTTACAAGCGATGGGGCATCGAGTTCAGCGACGATAACGCTGCTGATTCCTATGGTATTGCACGGTTGGTTGCCCAGATTGCCACCGATTCGGTAGAGAAGTCAATTGTCGAACAAATGAAAGACCCCAAATACCGAGACCAACCACGGTTGTAACCCTTACCCTTTAAGTCAGGAGCGGCACACTACATCGACTTAAAGGACCAACAATTGAGCACAACACCAGACATCATCCCTACCGATGAAGCGTTTCTTCGAGTAAGCGCCTCCTCCAATCCCCAAAGCGTTGCCTCCGCAATCGCCCACGCTATCTACGACAAGGGCGAAGTAAAGCTCCGTGCCGTAGGTGCTGGAGCGGTCAACCAGGCAGTCAAAGCCATGGCAATCGCCAGCGGATACGTTGCTCCACGAGGAATGCGTATCTATAACATCCCAGGATTCACCACTATTGAGTCTCGTGATGGCGAAATCTCGGCAATTGTATTTAGCATCCATACGTTCTAATTCAGACGTATCCTTGTTCCTAGAGTAAGGAGTCAACCATGGCAACTTGGACATCATTAGGTCATGCAATGCGTCGTCGCATGGGCATGCCATCATCCCATCTAGAGGCAGCAGGTAAAAACATGGAACGCAACATTTCCACACCAGAAGAAATTATCAACTCAGCAGAGCATGCAAACAGCGCACGCCGTTACGTCGGTATGAGTGCTGCCACCTCTGCAGCTCCAGTTATGCCTGAAAAGGGCAAGCTGATGCCAAAGAAGAACAAGCAAGCATCTGACCCAACAGCAGGTGGAAAAGCTAATCGTAAGAACATTGAACGTGCAGGCGCTACTTATCGCATCGTGGCTGGTTTCCCAAAAGGAACATCACCAGAAGCAGCACCAACAATGGCAAACGCAAAGATTGTGCCATCTGTTGCAGGTAAGCAAGCTCCTAACTTCAACGCTGGAATGACAGACAACTACTAAAATGTCTGACGGCGCCCTTTCAGAGGTGCAGTTTCAATCTAATGAAGTAGAAACTCCTCTCTCCCTTAGTGCATCAACCACAGGTTCTGCTGCCCAAGCTACTGCATGGCGTAACTCAAACCTCGGTAAGGGACGCCCTTTAGCGTATTCAGCCAAAACTCGTGGCACAACATACAATTTTGATTCCGCACCACAACCTGAAACTCCATCCTCAGATAAAGGTGCGGGACGAAATGACTGATGCCATTAGCCATGAGCAATTTGCTCAGCACGTCAACGAACAAGGTGGCGCAAGCCGTAACTTCTCAACCTTTGAAGCTGCACAAGGTCCTGGAATTATGGTGTCCCATCCCAACAAAGAACAGATTAGCAACCTACCGTTAACAGGTGACGAGGCTCGTCGATTTGTCAAGCAAAATGAAGTTCATGCTACGGGTCACGATTACCACGGCGCATGGGTATCGGGTGGAAAAGTATTTCAAGACGTTAGTCGCAAGCAACCTTCTTTAGATGATGCTCGTCGTGCAGGCACAAAGAATAAGCAAATTGCTGGTTACGATTTAGGTGCTAAAAATTCTAAGTCTTTTGGCGCAGATGCGTGGCGTCCAGAAGGTGGCGAAGTATTTTTTGACCGCAACGTTCCTGGAATTGACAAGAGTAAAGACTGGACAGGTACCTCAATTACCACATCCATTCCAGAGCGCATGTCTCCCAAACCAAGTTTAAGTTCACAAGAATTTGCAGACCAAGCACACCTTAGCCGTGGAGCTACCGTGGGTAAGCGTGGAAAAAAGGGCACTCGACCAATCTCGATAAACGAAGTTTATGCGACGATTGCAAAGAACCGTCGAAATAGAGGTGTGTAATGGCTGGCGCCACTAACAATATGTCGCCATCCCAGAACTGGCAGTCACTGGGTGGCAACGGGTTCTATGGATATAACAACCAAAGTGGTGCAGGAACTCCTGTAGCACGTGACGAGATGGATGCGTCTCGCATTGGTGTTGGACGTGTTCCCTCTGCAGAATATCCCGATGGTTACCTTGGCACAATCCGCTCACGTCGTGATGACCGCCTATTAGATTCCATCAAGTCTCGTGTCAACCAGAAGTCCTACCAACGTGGTGTACATAAAGGTGAGCGCATTGAGCCATCTATGTACTTTTGGCCTGAGAGCATCAACCCTATGATGGGCATTCAACGCCAGATGGCATCCACACTGGATACCTCTAATGGCGTCACCGTTTACCGTTCTGTTCGTAATGCACCACAGGTTCAGTTGACTCCTGCACCTCACCTTGTCAATGACGGTAAGGCAAACACCATGGCAGAAGAGCCAGGTCAGATTAACGAGCGTCGCCAAGCAATGCTTGCATACTTAAGACCAGCGTGGGCATAACATGTTTGGCGCTAACCACGAAGGTCGTTGGGATAAGAATTTAGCTCAAGCACAACTAGGTGAGCACATTAAGAATGTGATAGCCAAGTACCGTGAGGCATCTCCTGAAATGGTTCGTGCTGGTCATGAGTGGTACGGAAAAGCCCATGAAGAAGCGCTAAAGGTCGGTAAAGGCGATGCAGTAAAAGGCGCTGGAATCATCGCAGCACTATCCCCACAGACGGGATGGGCACGCAACATTGCCATGTCACATGAGCTCATCAGCAAGGGAACCACTGGCGCTACCGAAGATAACGTCCGCAAAGCCTTAAGAATTCACGAAGGCGAACACCCAGATGAAGTATTGGGTGGTCATAAAGTTAAAGCATTCTTTCACAATATCGCTAATCCAGACACTTCACACGAAGTAACTATTGACCGACATGCTTACGATGTTGCCGTGGGTCGCCCATTTGTAGGGGCTGGTGGCAAGTCAGATAACCCTAATGCAAACCTTGGTTTAGGAGCACTGGGTCGCTACAAGCATTTTGTTCACGCATATAAGAACGCTACAGAGCAACTGGGCGTTGACCTTCCCCATAAAGTACAAGCAGCAACATGGGTAACACATAGAGGAGCCGTAGGATGAACGGATTATCTGCACAGCAATTTGGTAGCCAAAACATGGGAACCTCTGATTTTCCTCAAGGATTTGTTGGTGGGCAAGCACAGACAATGTCTGTTCCTATGGGTGGCATGCATGGAAAGATTGACTATAGCGTTGATTTAAGCCAAGCAACAAAAGCAACTCCACTACCCGCATTATTGCCAGGAATGAACCGAGCAAAAACAACAGCGTTCTATGCCAATAGGGGCGGTCATTAATGACTCAAACATTTGATGGCAATTACGATTACACCAAACCATGGCGTGCACCAGTACAGCCTGACCAAGTAGCAAAGCAATACACCTACTCAGGTCCATGGGCTACCAACATGGAGCGCCTTACCCAACAAGCTCTGATGGTCATGACCATTCCAGGAGCAGATTTGCAACAGATGGTTCGCCCTCCACTTCCTCAGATTCGTCTCTTCCCAGACCGTTTTGGATATGGAGACCGTTCACAGCCTGGCATCGAAGATATTGTCACAATTGACCGTAATTACACAGAACCACGGGTATCATGGTATTCAGGTGGCGTTGCTGGATACTCCGCAGCAGCCCGTAACGACCTCGGAGGCATCTAATGGATGACGGTTCTGGTGGATTGATACTGGATTTGCAGGCTCGACAAATTGCCGAGAATGCAATTCGGTATAACGGTTCTGCACCGTGTCCAACCTGTGGGGTCATCATGAACCCTGTAGAATTTATGAACAATCGAGGACATTGCTTGAGTTGTTTAACTCAAAAGAAAATGTCTAGAATGAAAGGAAAGATGGCATAATGGCTGTTAACTCATCACGTTCCATGAACAAGTCACTTGACGAAGGAACAACAGACGGCAAGTACCGCAAGGCTCGCCCAGATACAGAGCTCATTCCTGGTCTTGGTGACGAAGCAACCATCAACAACCGCCAGTCTCTTCATCCTTTCTATGGTTATGGATTTTTAACATCCGAATATCCCAACAAAGTGAATCCAGGTAAGTAATCATGGCTAACACAGTCCCAGACCGTGGAGATAATCCTAAGCGTCGTGTTAAGTATTCTGACATGACAGTTGAACATGGTGGTCGTACTGGCGGATACCGCATTAGTCACATGGGGGATAAGCACCTCGTTAGCAAGGTGTATTACGGGTATACAAAAAAGCAAGCAATGAAATTGCACAAAGACAATTACGAACGAGGCGAATAGTCATGCCAACAGCCGTTCCAGACCGTGGTGATGACCCAAAGCGTCGTGTAAATTTTTACGATGCAAAGGGTAACCATACCCACAGTGCTGATGTTCGTTGGTTAAGTCCTAAAGGATACCGTTCTGGTCGCCCACACGGTTCAGAATTAAAAAAGCACATGTCACCTATGGGTGGCTGGGCACTTCCTGAGTACGACAGCAACCCTAAAGCACCAAAGGATTACTGATGGCTGCCCCTAAGAAAGCAACCCGTCGTACTGCTGGCGAATCTATTGCAAAGAAAGAACCATTTAAGGCATCTGCATTATCAGGTGTTGCAGGTATGGGTGGCGTAGGTCGAATGTCTGACGATGAACTTCGTGAGTATCGTCAGTCAAATCCTTCCTACACCGTCATGTCGTACAACACTCCTATCGCATGGCACGGAGATAAGGGATGGCACGTCTCCACATCTCGTTATTCGCCTACAACTTCCCAACATCAGGGAGTTGTTCGACGTGCGCTCTTTGACCAAGGGCACGATGCAGCTCGCAACCATGTAGATACTGGCGTTCCAACGTCCAATATCAAGCCTACGAATGTCTAGAGGCGCTCGCAACGACGCTCGCAAGTGTGGCAAAGCGTCTAAAAAGAATCCACGCTCCAACGTCAGCAAAGGCAAGTCTTGTTGCGGATATTCACTAAAAAGAACTGACCGTTTAGGTCACGAACAAGGACACGGGAAACTAGTTTTAACCTCCTAGCACTATAAGGAGCACCCATGTCAAACGTCCCAATTCTGGGCGAGAAGAAGATGGACAATGAACCGATGTTTCGGTTGTTGTTCTGTCTTGTCTGCCAAACACTTGAAGAACTACCACCCTACGATGGCGAGCCAGAGTTAGACCATCTCCTTGCTATTGCGTGTGAGCAGCATGTATTCCCATCAGGTGAACCACATAAGGGCAAGTTGTTCGTTCTTCCCCTGCGAGCATGGGCAAAGCCTGAGTCTAAGAAAGAGATTATCCGCCAGATTAAAGGTGGAGGCTCTGCTGGTTTAGATGAGCTCGATGACAAGTTTTATGAGTCACGCTCTACCTTCATGGAAGACGCCATGACCTGCTATGTGCGCCATAACAAGCCCAAAGATGGTTGCGATGATTGGCAACACAAGAGTAAACTACTTATCCCTAATACTGTCAAAGAACGCAAGGCAGAAGGCATGGCTCGTTATCAAGACGAAGCAGGTCCAAAGACATACTTGTGTAACTTCTGTCCAGTATCTATCGCCGTCAACCAACGTAAACAGAAACTCCTAGGAGGAAGACCATGACCGACGAAACAACTCCCGTAGACGCTCCTGCAACAGGTGCACCTGAGACAGACGCACCTGTAGAAACAACAGATGCACCAGCAGTACCTGAAGTACTGACTGTCCACGCTGCCTATGTAGTCATCATCAATCCAGATGGCAGCCTTAGCACCACTGTCGTTACACCAGCAGGACTTAAGCAATTCACTGTTGAGCGTGTAGCAACAACCATGGATATCTTCCAATCAAGCAAGGATATTGTGGAAGATTTGGAAGCTCAGATTCTTGCAGACCGTGTTGCACGCCGAGTAGTTGCAGCTATTACCCCTGCAGATGAAACAGACGAAGCAAAGGCACGCATTGCACAGGCTTTAGCAGACCGCAAGGCTGAATAACCGCATAAACTAGGGGTATGCGCCCCGATGGTTTGGATAAGGTAGTCGGACCCGTCAGTATCGAGGGTTCGGCTACTTCTTATTTCTCCACACCTGAGCCCGAGTTAGACCCTACGCTATTTTCTGGCACAACCCTCAAGGGTTGGGTTCGCAATGGTTTGCTAACTTTATTATTTGATTTTCTCAATGAGACATATCGCCATCCTGATTTGTGGTGCCATGTGTGGCTTGCAGGCTCTGGTGTCTCTTACCAATGGTCAGCTGCCCGTCAGCCTGGAGACCTTGATGTTCTTATTGGTGTTGATTATTTGCAGTTCCGCAGAGCTCATCCCCAGTTCATGGGTTTGGGCGATACTGAAATTAGCAAGATGCTCAATGAAGACTTTAGAGAGTACCTACAACCAGATACAGCCAACTGGAATGGCTATGAGGTTACCTTCTATGTCAATCCAGGCGCTACCGATATACGTAGCATCAACCCCTATGCTGCTTACGACTTGACCCATAACGAGTGGACTGTCTTCCCATCACATGAGGGAGCGACTCGAAATGCTGTATGGGATGAGCATGCCAAGCGTGACAACAAGATGACGCAGGACATCATCAAGCGTTACTCACAAGCCCTCACTGATTTGCACGGAGCTCAAAACGATGCCTCACGTCGTAATGCAGAAGTTCGTTTAGAGTCTGCTCTTATGCAAGGGTCTGCATTGTTTGATGACATCCACCATGCCCGTCGATATGCCTTCAACACAAGCGGTCAAGGCTATGCAGACTTTTACAATTACCGTTGGCAAGCAGGAAAGAAGATGGGAACAGTTCCTGCGCTTCGTCAGTTGTCCGATTACTGGACAGCCTACAAGAACCAGCAATCCCAAGAGAATTACGGAATGGAATTACCTACAACCGAGACACTAATCAGGAGAGCAGCGACTTACCGAGCAAAGGGATAACGTGAACATACTTCTATCATTAGACGGCGTACTTAGTTCCGACACAGGCGAACCAATCAGAGCAGGTGTCGCTCTCTACTATGCGCTCAACTCCAGCAATCGAGTTGCCATCGTTACCTCTCGCACCAAAGAGGATGCGGAGCACTGGCTCTTCTCCCATGGCGTCATCAACTACGATGACCTGATTGACTTCTCCTACAACCTAGAAGGCGAAGACCTTCGTAAGAGACAGTTTACAATAGCCCGCTCTCATGCCCCCGTTGAGCTCTATGTGGATGCAGACCCCTCGATGTGTGCGTGGGTCTTCGAACATCAAAAAGTTCCCACTCTCCTTGTTTCTCATCCCTCCTATGCAAAGGTAGAGAATCGCCCCGATGCTCCATCAAAGGTTCGCAAATGGTCGGATATAGAAGAGGCTGTTACAAGAGTTAACATTGCCCGTACCTTGGATTACAAGAAGCCAGACCCAGAGTTGGGTGAGTGGGGTGACTAGGATTATCTTCTCAGGCACTGAGGTTGGCAGCAACCGAACCCTGCTAGAAGGTCAAAAAGTTGAGTTGATGGGACTCAACTTTTGGGGACTGAAGAAGCGTGGATTGCCTAAAACAAAACTATGGCTCATCAGCGAGCACTTCGATGAGAATACAAAAGTTATCATTGAGTCTGGGGCATCACAAGCCGATAAAGCGGGCCTTTCCAGACAAGAGCTTCTCGACTTTGCCGCCGAGTATCAAGAGTTTGTCGCCAACAATGCAGACCGAGCCACTGCCTTTTTGGAATTCGATTCTTTAACATTAGGGCAATCATGGGTCGAGGCACAGAGACCTTTTTATGAACATGACCCCAAGCTCTGGGTCGTTTGGCACCAAGAATATGGCTTGCCCAACCTCCAATATCTCTCGGGTATTTATCCTAACGTCGCAATACCCAATGACGAGATAGAGGCTCTTACGAACCTCTCAGCCCTTACCAGAGCCTACGAGAGACAGTACGGCACCAAGTACCATGCTCTTGGATGTGCCAAGCCCGACAACCTGCGACAGGTACCATTTACGACTGCCAGCACATTGTCATGGCTATCGCCCATGAGACGAGGCGAGACTATCGTGTGGGATGGACAGCGAATCGTCCGCTATCCCAAGAAGATGAAAGACCAAGCTCGCATTCGCTACAAGGCTGTAGTGGAGAAGGCTGGCTTGGATTTTGATAAGTTCAAGCAGGATGACACGCTGGAAGCGACTAAGGTTGCAGTCTGGTCATACAAGAAACTAGAGGAATCTATGGATAAGAAGAGCCCCAACTTTCACATTATCGATGGTGGTAAGGGTGACAAGGCTGAGAAAGTAACTGACAACAGCGATGACCTGTATACGGGGCTAATGATGGAATTAGGGGGGGTACCTTCTGATAACAGTGAGCTTGAGACACGGAAAGTTTCGCCCACTGAGGTAGTCCAAAGAGACCCTGATGAGATGCAAAACCTCCCAGTTTTCGGCTTCAAGATGAAGACGATTGTCGAAACAGACGATAGTGGAAAAGACGTTCTCAAGGATGTGCCAGTCGTTCAGACTCAGCAGTCATCGCTTCGCCAATGCAACACCTGCTTCGTTGCCAGCAATTGCCCAGCGTTCAAGCCCGACAATATGTGTGCATTTAACCTGCCAGTCGAGGTCAAAACCAAAGACCAACTCAAGGCTTTGATGACCGCAATGATTGAAATGCAGGGTCAAAGAGTGGCTTTTATGCGATTTGCTGAAGAAATGAACGGTGGCTATGCTGACCCTAATGTTTCTCAGGAAATTGACAGGCTCTTTAAGCTCGTCGCTAATCTCAAAGAATTGGAAGAGAACCGTGAGTTCGTTCGCATTACAGCAGAGCGCCAGTCATCAGGAGGAGTGCTCTCAGCCATCTTCGGAGACAGAGCTCAGGCGCTTCGTGAGCTTCCAGAAGCTCTCAAAGAGGAGAGCGTCACTCGAATCATCAGTCAAAACCTCGAAGACAAGTAATCTGACAACAGTGAGGGCAAGGGCATGAAACCGTATCCCAGCGATTGGGAGCCAATTTACATTGAAACTGAAACCAGTGAGAAGAACGAAAAAGCTGGCTACGCCCAAAAGAAAAACCTTTATGGCTTAACCAAGGAGCAGTTTCTAGAGCTGGCAGAAATGCAAAACTTTGCATGTGCTATCTGCAATGGAGATTCTTCTGACGCCCCGTATCGATTGTGTGTTGACCACAATTACGAGACGAACGAGATTCGAGGCTTGCTTTGTAGCAAGTGCAACGCAGCTTTAGGGTTCTTTGATGACAATCCAATTCGCCTTCGTAAGGCGGTGGATTACATACTTTTAGCAAGTACTGGGGTATTTATTCCAGAAACTGGGAGCAAGGGAATCGTTTAGCAACACTGGTTCTTTTTCTCAGTTTGTTTTATTAGCAAGTGCATTATAGGTTTCGTTAGAGCAAAATAAGGGACTCCCCATGGGGGGGTATTTACACAATTACAGAAATGGTGGCTATCTATGGCTTTATTCTCTTTCCGCTTGGCAGATGACTTCGTCGCTTCATACAAGGATAAGCAACCACCATTTGGCTACCGAGATGCTGCTGGAAACTCGGTGGGAGAGATTACTTTCCTTCGCACCTATTCTCGCCTCAAGGAGGATGGCACCAAGGAGACGTGGGCTGAGGTATGCGAGCGAGTCATTAACGGCATGTACTCCCTGCAGAAAGACCACGCCAAAATCAACCGACTTCCATGGTCAGACGCCAAAGCAGCTGCTTCGGCTAAAGAGGCTTTCCAACGTCTCTTTGAGTTGAAGTGGACACCGCCTGGTCGAGGTCTATGGGTAATGGGAACACCACTTGTCAACGAACAACGAAATTCAGCCGCATTGCAAAACTGTGCTTTTGTTTCTACTGGTTCTATGACCAGGACTGACCCTGCTAAACCATTCGCTTTCCTTATGGAGGCTTCCATGCTCGGAGTGGGTGTGGGCTTTGACGATAAGGGAGCAGACAAGGACTTTGCTATCTATGACCCACAAGAGACTTACACCTATGAAATCCCTGACACACGAGAAGGCTGGGTGGAATCAACAGCCTCCCTCCTCAATGCCTACCTTAAGCCAGATACGAAGAAGCCTATCTTTGACTACTCAGTCATCCGTCCAGCAGGAGCTCCGATTAAGACCTTTGGAGGAACAGCTGCAGGACATGAGCCATTAGAGAAACTTCACAATCACATTAACGAGATGTTTGCGGGCCGTTCTGGGCAAAAGCTAACCCGAACCGACATTGCAGACATTGGCAATATGATTGGCGTCTGCGTTGTCTCTGGCAATGTGCGCCGCTCCGCCGAACTTCTCATGGGTCGTTTGGACGATGAGAACTTTCTCAATCTGAAGAACTATGATGTCAATCCACAACGTGGTGCTTACGGATGGATGTCCAACAATTCTGTTGAGGTATCTGTAGGACAGGACTTGACTCCTATTCTTGACGGTATTGCTCGCAATGGTGAGCCAGGCGTGATTTGGATGGATGTCTCTCGCCAATACGGTCGTCTTGCTGACCCCATCAACAACAAGGACTGGCGCATCGCTGGTTACAACCCATGTGCTGAGCAATCACTTGAGTCATACGAATGTTGCACCTTGGTTGAGACCTATCTCAATCGCCATGAATCTATTGAAGACTTTAAGAGAACCTTAAAGTTTGCATATCTCTATGCCAAGACTGTGACGTTGCTTCCTACTCACTGGCAAGAGACCAACGCCATCATGCAACGCAACCGTCGCATTGGTACTTCTATCTCAGGCGTCGCTAACTTTGCAGACAACAACGGCTGGTCTGTCTTGCGTGACTGGATGGATGGAGGCTATGAGGTAGTGAAAACTTATGATAAGTCTTACTCTGAATGGCTTGGTATCCGTGAGTCCATCAAGATGACAACCGTTAAGCCATCGGGAACCGTCTCCATTCTCGCAGGAGAGAGTCCTGGCGTTCACTGGACTGTTGGTGGCAAGTATTTCTTGCGTGCCATTCGCTTTAGTAGTGCTGACCCTATGCTTCCGCTCTTTAAGATGGCTAACTATCGTGTAGAGCCAGCTAACGAATCTCCTGATACAACTTCTGTTGTCTTCTTCCCTGTAAAGAGCGACGCTGTTCGTTCGGAGAAGGATGTCTCTATCTACGAGAAGATGGCTTTAGCTGCAACAGCGCAACGCTATTGGTCAGACAACTCTGTCTCTGTCACTATTTCTTTCGACCCTGAGACTGAGTCGAATGCTATTGGTACTGCTTTGCATATGTACGACGGTCAATTGAAGACTGTCTCATTCCTACCTAGTGGTAACACTGTTTACCCACAGATGCCATACACACAGATTACTGAGGCAGATTACGAGCAGGCTTGTTCGTCTCTCTTCCCCATTGACTTTGCTGGTGTCTATGCTGGTATGGCTTCTGACGCTATTGGTGAGGCTTACTGCACTACTGACGCTTGCGAAGTAAAGCTCATCAAGGACAATCAATGATAACTATCTACAGCAATACCAATTGTGTGCAATGCGAGAATACGAAGCGATTCTTAACTCTTAAAGATATTGCTTTTGTTTCGAAAATGATTCAGGACTCACCCGAGATTTTCTCTTTGATAGAGGAGAAGGGTTATAAGACGGCTCCGATAGTGGTAACTGACGATGATTCTTGGTCGGGATTTCGTCTTGATAAGTTGAACGCTTTACTACCTTAGTTGGTTTAAAGCAGATGTGTGCTTCACGTAATGCTTTGGCTCTGTACCGAAGCGTCGTGAAGTACTCTTCTGCATACAACGAGCTCCAACGGTGAGAGCTAATTTCATTATCACATTTTTCGCAGACTAGAGCTATGCCCTCATCATCCATCTTAAATCCTGCTGTAGCGAGATGCTTCCAATACAGCTCTTCTCGTTGTTCTTTGCTAATCTTTTGAATGTTCTTTGCTAATTCTTTTTTATGGTCATAACGCTCATCAGTAACCCATTGGCGTGCTTTGTGTGGGTCGTATTCCATGTGCCTGCTCCTATTGCTTTGAGTAACCCCTCCCTTTCGAGAGGGGCACTCTGCGTGTTAGTGCTTCTGCTTCTGCTTTGGCTTTGCCTTGGTCTTTGCTACAGCTTTTACTGTTGCTTTGACCTTGTGCGTTGGCTTATGCGCCTGAGTTGTAGTCGCTTTGTAAGGGTACTGCGTTAGCCAGTACTGCACTACCGCCGTATGTGTTCCCTTCCATGCACTCCAATCTTTGCCTGCGTTGCTCATCAAGTAAGCGACGTGGGCATTTGTCACAGGATTCAGCAATTCAGCGTTAGACGCTAAATCGTAGTAACTCCGTCTATCGGCTCCCATGCTTCCCAGCATGTTAATTTGGAAAAGTCCGAAAGAGTTGTCCCCTGTCTTGCGATTACCGTTGTAATCGAGGGGGTTTCCATGTGATTCCTTTTTAGCAACAGCCCACGCATATTTCAACGCCTGTCCCCTGAAGCCCACAGCCACCAATAGTCCGACCAATTGCTTGTCGGATAGAGAGGTTGCGTTCTGATAGGGGGCATAACGTGCCGTTAGTGCGTCAGCCTTGCTGGGTGCTATGGCTGGGGAAGCCAGTCCAATAGCCACCGCTATTATGAGTCCGCTTATTGAGATAGTTCCCAATAGCAATCTCGCTTTGTTTAGTGCTTTCATAGCATCACTCCAAAAAGTCATTAGCAAGCTCACCTGCCTTTGACTGCTGGTGACGGATACGGTGTAAGTACCTTTCCGTCGTTTTAATTGACTGATGACCTAGACGCTCCTTTACTTCATGCACGTCAACACCGTTCTTTAGCAACGCTGTTGCATTTGCATGTCGTAGGTCGTGCGTCCTAGGGCTCCAATCAATTCCTGATTTGGCAATTGCTGTGTTCCATACGTTTCTCCATACATCACGTGGCAAGTGACTCGTATCGGTATGGCTGGTTCTCTGTTGAATGCCTTTGCTTTGCCTGTAACTTCTACGGTACTCACGCACCGCTTGCTTACAGTCATCACACCTGCAACCGCCTGTTGANTAGGCGTACAGAGTCCCATGCTGGAACGTTTTTCCGTCATTCTCGAATGGTCGAGATGACTTTGTGCCACGTGAAGATTCTAGTTTACCTGCTGGTAACACCAGTGTTCTTGAGAACAGCAGGCTATCTTTTTTTAATTCGTTTACTGAGACATAGTCTTTTATCTCTTGTAGTAGTGCTTTAGATAGCGTAATACTGCGCTTATAGCCTGATTTCGTTGCTTCTACTACNAGAAACCGNTGNCCNTTATTGTGCTTTGCACCTAAGTCACTGACACGCCGTTGAATGTAGACTTCTCCACTCTTAAAGTTAAAGTCTTTAACACGCACCTCAGTGGCTTCACCGAATCTGGTGCCAGACATGACAAGAAACTTAGCGAACAGCTGTGCATGTTCTGGTAGCNTCTCCAGAATAAGTTTGAATTCCTCAGGCTCAAGCACATTGCTAAAGTCTGCATTAGTCTTTTTAATGGTAATCCCATGTGTTGGGTTGGCCGTTAGCTCTTCAGTCTCAATCAATGGCCTTAGTGCTGAACCTAATGACGCTTTGACTTGTGCAATCGTTGCACTGCCCACGCCATCATGCTTGAGGTCATCAAGTAGGTCACGCACGACTCGACGTGTTACTTGTGAAACTTTCTTATTGCCTATGCGTGGCAACACGTGAGTGCGTAGAACAGCCTCGTAGCCTTTCTTCGTGATAGGCAGGACGTGTGCTACTGGTAGCCACGACTCGATGTAATCGGCAAGGCTCATAGTGATACGTGAGCGCCCCTCTGAGCCGTTGNCTTCTGCTTTGACTGCGTGATACTCGGCTTCTACCTTGGTAGCCCATGTGCCAGCTGATAGGCGTCTATTGCCCTTGCGATAATAGCCAGTGAATCTATCTCCACGCTTTACAACGTATGCCATGGTGTGCCTCCTCTCATGGTGTGAAGTTTACTAGTTGGTAATCAAAATACAAAAAGACCCCAAGCAATACACACTTAGGGTCTTAATGTAAATGTTTGCATTATGGATTAATGGTCGTTGCTTTGTGCTTTCTGCGTGACGCCTCCCAATCTTCTATGACGTCTTTCTTCCACAACGGTGTTCGACCCACNTAGTGGTCGGGGTCGGGAAGGGTGCGACGCTTTCGATACTGATAGAGAGTGTCGTATTTCAGACCCGTCATCTTTACGATNTCGGAAGTAGTTAGCCACTCGCTCATACTTTGTCACCTGNTTTATCTTGATTCGCACGATACTTCTCCCTCTCTAATCGGCGTTGGATAGCTTTGCGTTCGAGTTCNGTAAGACCGCCCCATATGCCGTATTGCACGTTATTGCGTAATGCAAAAGATAGACAATCAGTCTTTGTCTGAGTTTCGCATTGAGCGCATAGTGCTTGAGCTTTGCGGGTTGTCTCTANGTCGGTTGAATCGGGAAAGAATAATTCAGGGTCGACATACTTGCTTTGACATGGAGCTTTGACTATCTGAATGAGTTCGTTTCCCATTAGTAGTCCTTTGGATTCTCTTTAATCCATGCAATGAATGAATCAAGAGCGTCATGTAATGCCTCGGGTGGTATGCCACTAAACTTCACCATCAGCTCAATAACCTGCACCAGCCCCCATACGAGAGCCTCAGGGTCGAGACCATACTGCGCCATAATCTCTTCGAGATAGGCGTTTGCCAGTACGTTGCTGACGTCAGAAGGTAGTGAGTCCTTGCGAGTCTGTTCATTCATGACACCACGTGCTGTTTTCAAGAATTCATTGGCGAATACCAATGACCCGAATTGCTCACGCTGTTGTGCTGACATTCCATCTGTCATTGGTCATTCTCCTATTCGTAATGTGNAGACAGGCTCAGTGACTGCCCCCACCTTATTGACGTGTTTATCTACTTTGTTATGTAGGGAGATAAGGTCGTGAACACCTAGCTCTCCATCAGTCTGAAACTCGACTGTCAATTGGTATTGCGCCATGGCTATTGGGCTCCTTTGATAATCGGATGGTCTGCAATCTTGATAGCCAGTGCAAGNTAGCGACTGCGTGCTGGCTCTGTCGTTTCACAAGACAGAGCCATGCATGCTGTGTACATGTCTCGTAGCTCTTCTAAGCTGAATGGCATTAGTCAACCTCCTTGGTAGTTGGTGTCCCACAGTCACTGCATGACCAGTATCCGTCTTGCTCAGACTCGTAGGTAATCTTTGCTCCGCATGATGTGCAACGCATTAGTACTCCCCACAATCGCAATGACAAGAGCAATGAGAGCAATCGCAATCATCCAATGGCTTCTCACATTCAGCACATTCGTCAACACTGATGGTTATCTGTATCTCCTCTTGTGGATTCCATGGCACTTCTGTAACGAAGTATCCAAGACGATTCACAAAAGAGAAGCCATTGGTAATGACTGTTGTACCGTCAGCGTCGAGGTACGTCCATATGTTGTGGATGTCGTGTTGAGCTACGTACTGTAGTTCATCTCCGAACGTCTCGTACATAATGCCCTGACCATTCTCATCAGAGAATGAGGCGTTAGGGTCAATGTNGTTGACCTTTGGCTTGTACTTCTGCTTCCACTCTTCTGCTGTTAGTTCTGTGAATGTTACGGTGCTCATGCCTTGTCTCCTAACCATAGTGTGTTATCGGAATCAGAACGCAGAACACGACCGCCCAAACCAGCGCCGTATTCTTCTAGTTGTTCAGTGATGTGGTCATTGATGTACTCCTGACTTCCCTCAATGAAGTCACTGATACTTTCGACAATCTCTTTCCATACAATCTCACCAGCTTTCGGGTCTCCGATTAGATGGTGGTCGAGTACGTCACCGACTGAATAGACGGTGTATGCAATCGGTTCTGTTGGTTCGTAGTTCTTCTGCAGATTCTCAATGAGTTCTGCAACGGTTGTGTGGCTCATGCTTTGCTCCTGTTCTGCTCGGTCTGCAACTTGGTCAGTAGGGATAGCGCTTTGCGGATAGCGTGAAGCTCTCCTCGTAGTTCCCAATAAGGAGAGTCAGCACCATCTTCTAGCTTGAGGTCTTCTCTGCATGTGCTCTTGTAGAGCTCAAGCTGTTCAATGACCGCTTCGAGTGTGAGTGGTGCCTTTGTCTTGCTCTTAGTTGCTGTGCTCATGGAAGTAACTCCGTTTCATGGCGCTGTGGTTGGGTGGGTAGTTTGTCAATCATTTTGGAGCACGAGCCATAGCCGTTGCCAACCCAGCAGACGTCACGTGTCCAATAGCTAATGAGAAGTGTTGCAATGATGGCTGGGATGATGACGAGCACCACCCAACCTCGAGTTGTTAGCTTCATGCGACCATGTCCTTTGCTTCCAATACCGCTTCGACCAATCGTTGCAAGGTCTTGATGTCAATCTCCATCGTTGCCGTAACGAGCTCTTGGTTATTGACAGTCCTGCTTCGAGTGTAGGTCTCGACGTACTGTGGTTGCTTATTGGTAATCGTTGCAATGGTTTGCGTCAATGTATCTTTGACACGAACCTTGAGTGCGTCAGCTTCGTCATACTTGCGTTGACGCTCGGCACGTGCNTGTGCCTCCTTTGCGTCCTTCGCTTCACGAATGGCGTCCTCTTCTGCCCAGCGCTTTGAGATTAAGTCCCACTCGCCCACAATGTCTTGAGTACGAGATAGCCAGTACAGGTCAGAGCCATCGTTGTTCACTCCATGAGCACGCATGAGGTAACCGATAGAACGGTCGCTCGATTCTGCTGGTATGAAGTTTGAGTCCTGCGGATTCGCTGACTTCCATACGGTGTACTTGTATCGAGCCATGGATACGAGCTCGACCTTGTACACGAATGTGCCACGTTCGACTTTGAATGGGTCTCTTTGGTCTGCGCTTTTACTNCGTCCCCATGGTGCAAGAGCGACGTAGTANTTGCCTGCTTGAAGGTTCTGTGCTTTCACTTGCTCTCCTTTGATTACTTTGAAAGTTAGTGAGTGAGACGTAGCCCTAACTACGCCTCACTCGGTGTCACCTAGAGAGTGACTTATGCATTCGTGAGTTGGCGAGCAATCGCTGTCTTCACGAGGTTGCGAGCGAGACCGACAAGGTCAGACGGATTAGTAATGACCTGCCCAATCTCACAGCCGTAGAGCGCCTCCTTACGCAACGTGCCCTGACGTTGCGTGATGTACGCCAGTGATGTGAGAACACCAGCTCGCTTCATGCGAGTAATGGCTTCTCGGTGTGCCCGCTCTTCACCGCTCCATACGCCATCAGTGATAGCAATCAGAAGCTTGGTGGGCTTATCAGACTCTGCGAAGACTCGAGTGGCATAAGCAATTGCGTCAGTTGGTTCGGTGCCTCCACCTGTACCAGCGTCACGAATCAATGTGCCTGCCTTCTCATGCTTTGAGTACAGCGTCTGTGCATAGCTTGAGAATGTCAACACTGTAGTGCTGGCATTGATACGGTCGAGTGCTCGCTTGATGGCNTACATGGAGCGNTATGCCTGCGTTGCAGGTACNCCNCCCATCGAGCCACTGGTGTCAAGCATGATGACGCATTCGATATCGGTTGCGTCAGTGCGTCCCTGATTCCATTGGTCATAAATAGAATCATGGTCATCACCACGCATTGCACGCTTTGCATTGAGCTTGCCACTGGACANGTGCCTATCCCAAGCTGGGTCAACACTGGCACGCAATCGCTCGAGCTCACGTCCGAATGAACGAGCAACACCAGCTGACGTGCTGTCTGCTGGTTGCTCTTTGTATCGGGCAATCTCGGGCTCTTGTGCACCGTTGCTTGATAGTGATGGCAAGCCACTGACCTGACGAAGTACATTGTCAATCTCTTTAATGACCTCCTCGTTATTGAGAAGTTCATCAATGATGTTGTTTAGCAATGTCTCGGTCTTGTCAGCTTCTGCATTGCCAGCAGACTGACCATTGGATGATTCGCCATCATCTGATTCATCTTCATCATCGACGTCATCTGAATCATCAACGTCATCGATATCTGAATCATCAACGTCATCGATATCTGAATCATCATCTGATTCTTCTGATGACTCTTCGTCATCTGAATTATCTGAATCACTGAAGTCAAGCGTGATATCAATATCAATATCAATGTCATCTTCATCATTGATATCTTCGTCATCACCAGCGTCAGGAGCATTGTCACGTGCTCGCTCCTGTTGCTTCTGATTCAGTGGACGTGATGTGCTTGAGTCAACGCCTTCGTGTGGTCGCTCACCATGACCGAATGGGTCTTTGATAGTAATGCGAACACGCTTGCCCTGACCCTCGCCCTGACCTTGCTCTTGGTCTTGGTCTTGACCTTGTGAATCGTTGCCACCTAACAGCTTGTGGAAGCGAGCAATGAGGTCTTCTGCGACTTCGTAATCACGTGGAAAGACAAGGTCACGATAGGAATCAACGACGTCGCATAGTTCGGCAATGTCATCTTGATTCTTGTATGCCTTGCGAGACTCGGCACGCAATTCAGCTGGCAGATATCTGCGACCACGTAGCAAGAGATACGACGTGTCGAATGACTTTGAGTTCTCAATCAAGTGCAATGAGACTGTTGCTGTTAGCCACTTTGCAATCGATGGATACTTACCAGTAAGCAATCGTTCTAGTCTGCAATCTTCAAGTGCATTGAATGCTGACCAGTATCCGTTGTCCACGACGTAATCAACGAGACGTGAACCATGACGTGGTGTGAAGAGCACGTGCCCAATCTCATGGAAGTCGAGACCGTAGATAGCGAGAAGGTCTCGCTCGGTCTTCAGCTCGCCAATCAATCGAGAGTTGAATACGACTTCATTCGCATTGGAATATGCAGGCGCATTCAACTCTGAGTTCTCAACTCGCACTTTGATAGGACGAAGTGCGAGTACACCGTTGACACGTCCGAAGACCTGACAGAAGCGCTCTAGGCGTTGGCGATGGCGTTCCTGTAGGTCTTGCTGGAAGGTATCGATGAATGAGGTCATACGGTCTCCGTAACGTCGACGTCAATGGATTCGAATTGCAGACCAAGGTCTGACTTCAAGTTGGTCTCGAGTGACTCGAGAAGTATCTTCACTGCACCACGTTCTTCGGGTTCGAAGTTATTGATGAAGTTGTAGACAGCGAAGTCGTAGCTCAATCCCTTTGCAACCTTCTCGAATGTCTTGAGCAATCGAGTTGATATCGGGGTCTCGAATACGATTCCGTTATCGCTTGTAGGCACTGCTGAGTCCATGCCACGAGATGTCTTTCGCATATCACGAGCAAGGTCAATCAGTGTTGACGATGTAAGGATTCGCTTCTCAATTGCACTGTCGTACTCGTATGCAATCTTCAATTCGAATCGGTCTTTGAGTGCCTCGTTGAGCAACGAAGTTCCTCGGTAACTTGGATTCATGTCAGCGACAATCAGCAAGTCAGGATGTGCATGAATGACTTCGTTGCCGTTGTCCATCAATGTGATGGAGCGACGATAATCGAGCAACGAGAAGAGCACCGTCATGATACGAGCTGGTGCGAATGACAACTCGTTGAGCAACAGCACACCGCCATTGCGTACCACTTCAGTGAGACCACCGTCGACCCACTTGAATGTGCCGTCAGGTTGTGGACGGTCACTGCCGAATATCTGCGATGGCTCGAGTGCGATATTGCCAGCAAGTGAGTAGAACGANAGACCACGCTCTTTGGCGAAGTTCATGACCGACGATGTCTTACCAGTACCAGCCTCACCGAAGAGAAGCACGTTGAGGTTGTTCTGCAATGCGAAGTCGAACCACTGGTGTTCTTTGACACCAGCAATCGTTCGCTCGATGTAATTGCTGACGTGCTCTGCTGTTGGTACGAATGAGATTCGCTTCTCACCGTTATTGACAGTGACCACTGGCGCAACGTTGCTTGTAACAGGCGCTGGTGGCTGATAAGCGACCTCGATGACCGAGTTCAGTGTTTGTGTTGCCATGGATTTTTTCCCTCTGTTATCGATGTAGTAGGTCTTGAGTGCGGATGGGTCAACCTGTGCAATGTCCTCGATGTATCGAACGAGTGCGTCGATATCTTCGGTGACAACTGTTTGCTCTTGCAATGAATGCTGACGAATCAACTTCTGAAAGAGAACACGTGGCAATGGACTGTTCTCGATTTCGTCGATGTCATTGATGGTCAATGGTGTTGAGATAACTTTGCCAATCAACTGTTCGTTGCTGGCGTTGATATCGAATGCACCAGTGACCCACGCATTCTGTTTGCCTTGTTTGCCATTGGTGAATCGCCACCACTTATGGACAACGCCATTGCAATTCGCAATGACGGTTTGACGTACAACGGTGTCCCCATGAGTTTGCGAGACGATTAATGCTCCGTACATGTGTTTTCCCTCCTAGATTCTTTCAGGCGTATCGNTTGATACAGACTGTGCCAAGACCAGCCATGATGGATATCGGGTCAGTCAGAGTGCGACCGCAATGAACGCACTGACCTGTTTGCACACCGAATTTTTTAGCTTCTGACAATGTCAGGCGCTCCGATGGTTGCAATGAATAGATGGCACCTCGTGCGAAGTTCCAGCTTCTCGTATCAGGGTCGAATTCGTAAGCAATCAACTTGCCACTCTGACCTGACTTGCGGACTGAGTAGTACGTCTCACCATGACGATACGCACCGACCTCAGTGACCGATACAGCAACGCCAACGAATGGAAGTATCTTGAGTGTTGTAATCAATGAACGTGCATTGTCACGTGACAACTGTGCAATGTCAGTAACACCATGACGTTTCAATGATGACTCGACGTACAGCTGAGCCGTTTGTCGAGTCGTGATAAGAGCGTTGATGTAATCAACCTGCTTTGATGTTGCAAGGTCGGGCACGAGCTTTGGACACTTGAGCAATTCGTCAATGATTCTCGACGCATGCTTTTTATTTACTGTCGTTGCGTCAGTGATAGGCAATGAGTGCTTGCGAGTGTTGAGCAATGACTGAATGAATGACGCCTGCTTTGGCGAGCACACTTGTACGGTGTACTCGCCATATTGATTCGACGCTGGTGAGCCAGCGACCTTGCCAGTGAGAGCTGTTGACATGTTATNCCTCCTTGTTACTGTCAGCGATTAATTTATTGATGGTCACTGCAAGTTCACGTGCAGTCACTTGCGCTTCATCAATGAGTTCGACACGTTGACCNTAATCAACGGTGTGGGGGATTCTGCCGTTACCAGCGCAGAGCAATGAGAGCCACACAATTTCAAGCTCCCTGTTCGTGAGTGTTATGNNATTGAGTTGTGTCATGACTGCACCGCCTTATTGATATTGAGTGACTGTAAGAATTCGAGTGCATAGCCATCGCTACGAGTTGAGTAGAAGCGAGTGCCATCAGCAAGATGTAGGTCAATGAAGTTGGGTTTGATAACGCCACGTGCTACGACGTTGTTATCAGTATCGACGAAGGTTGATAGTCGCATTGAATTATTTTCCATTCTCTAGGTGTTTGTCATGTTTGGTATTACAGAATACGTAGTTAGGGATTACGTATTCATGACCGTTGCCAATCAATGACAGTTCGCAGACTGTTTGTCGATTAGCAACGACCAAAAACACATAATGCATAAACACCACTCATTCATCGTCACTGTTCTATCGAGCGGAATGGTTACCGTCTGCACTGAGTGCACCAGCAGTCCGTTGATTCGTGTCCATGATGTTTGTTAGTACGCACCGTCTCACTCGCAAGGTCAGTAACGAGTCCACAATGAATTTCGTCATCGTTAGAATTTAATCAACGTGAATGTCATGTCATCACTGACACTGCAATTGCAGAACGTTCGCTATCAACCTTTGGTGATAAACAGTCGTTCACGTTTTACGGATTAGTAATTCGATATGTAATTTCGTATCCGAAAGTTTTCTGTCAGTCGATTCAGAATTCCCTAGGGATTCATAATGATTCGAATCGATTCACCAGTGGTACTAGCGATACGTTGTACTGGGTCACTTCTACTACTGAGTTTGGAATCGGTGCCCCTTGGGGATTCTGACCGAGACCGAACGGTTGGTGCGTGCGTACGAGCCAATAGTAACACTGAGGCTGACAATTGCAAAACTACGCAATGGACGTGTCGGGGGCTGAAATTGAGCGTGGGATAGCCCCCGATAGGGCGCCAGCTGGGGGTCAGATAGTTGAAAGTTCAACTAAATCCTAGATGGGGGTTCAAGGGGGCAACGCCCCCTCAATGTAAGAGTGTGGAATTAGTCAATGATGTAGAGAGAGAAGAGA